CGTGAGTTTCTTGTATGGGTTGCAAATAATATTTTCAAAGAAGATGTTCAAAAATATAAATTAAGGGATGGAAAATTCACTCCAGAATTTAAAGACTTTTTAAAAAATAAATGTGCAAAGTGGATCAAAGATAATAATGATAAAATAATCATTAAACCTTTTAAAAGTTATTCAACATCAAAAGCTATAAAGTGTATAAAAAAATATGCTCATTTAGGAGTTAAGTATTTTATATTAGATACTTATAAAGCAGATGCAGATACTGCTAATAGTGATGCGTTTTGGTTTAATCTACAACAAAATATGGTTAAAATATATGATGTTATAAAAGAAGAATCTCTTAATGTGCATATATCAATTACTTTTCAGTTAGCAAAAAGTAGTAGTAAACAAAGATGTTATACTCAAGAAAATATAGGTATGGCTAAGAATATAATTGATGTAGCCTCAACATGTATTATGGTTAGAAAGTTATTTGAAGATGAATTTGACGGAGGAAAAAGTGAATTAAAAGTATTTAAATTTATGGGTAAAAATAATAAAACAAAAATTCCAGTGAAATTAGATAAAGATAAGCATTATCAAATTATATTCATTGTAAAAAATAGAGAAGGTTCTTGTAATGAATATAGCATAGTAGCTGAACATGATATGTCAAGAAATATTTACAAGGAAATAGGATTAACTGTAATTGCTCCTGACTGGTGATATAAAATAATCTACAAGAAGGTAATGGTATGAATAGTTATGAATTAAAAGAATACATAATACAAAATAATAAGATAATAGATGTTTTAAATGCCATAGGATGTTTTAAAATTAAATCCTATAAAAAGGAATATAGATGTGGTTCTCCCAGTCACGATAATTCAACGTCAATATCAATTAAAAAAGATACATTAAAAATTAAAATATATGGAAAAGATGAAGAAAAAATAAAAGGAGATTTATTTACTCTAGTTATGAATATTAAATCTTTGACTTTTCCACAATCAATAAAATATATTCATGAAGTATTAGGTATAAAATACATAGGTTATACATTTAGTAAAAAACAAGATCAATGTAAGGTAGACATATTAAGAATTTTTAAAAAAGCTTCAAAAGAATATATAGATTACACCGATGAAGAATTATTAATATTTAATGAAGATATATGTAGTGAATTTATTAAAATGCCATATATAGGATGGATTAGAGAAGGTATAATGCCTAACACACAAAATATATTTAGTGTGGGATATAGTAGTAGATATAATAGAGTGGTACTACCTCAAAGGTACTGGTGTGGTTCTAAAAATCAATATGTAGGTGTTATAGGAAGAACTCTAGTTGATAATTATGAAATATTTGATATACCTAAATATTTTCCATTATACAAATTCCCTAAATCAATGAATATATATGGTTTACAAGAAAATTATGAAGGAATACAAAAAGCAGGATATTTGAATTTAGCAGAATCAGAAAAAGCTGTTCTTAAAAGACACAGTAAATTAGATTATACATGTGTGGCATTAGGTGGACATCAAATTAGCATTGAACAAGCTAAAATATTAATTGGATTAGATGTAAGTATAATTATTCAAATGGATAAAGATATATCATTACAACATATTAGAAGTTTATGTGAAATTTTCTATGGAATTCGTAATACTTATTATATTTATGATACCTTTGGTTTACTAGGTGAGAAAGAGAGTCCTGCTGACAAACCCAATAAAATTTACAATGTATTATGGAATCGTAAAGTAAAATATGATGAGTATGAACATGATCAATATTTAAAGGAGTTAAAGTAATTTTATGCAGAAAAATTTAGATATAATATTAATAAAAAATAAAAGTAAGGTATATATAAATAATTCTATATGGTCTTCAAACAATTATGGGGATTATAAAATAATAGGAAAGACTAGTAAAGGTCATTATTTAATTGAATTTGAAGATGAAACACAAGTAGTAACTTCAGGTTGTGCAATTAGTGCTGGTCAAATTAAAAATCCTTATTACCCTTATGTTTACGGAAAGGCTTGTCTGGGTAGAATTTCACAATATCATTTTCTTCACAAAAGATGGGAAGGTATGACAAGACGAGTTTTTGATATTAATTGTAGTGCATATAAAAATTATGGTGGAAGAGGAATTTTAATTAGTGATGAATTATGTTGTTTTGAATTATATGTAGAATATATTTCTTCATTGGAAAATTATAATAAGTTGTTACTAAAACCTGAATTATTTGAAATTGATAGAACAAATAATGATGGAAATTATGAAAAAGGCAATCTTAGAATTATTACCAGGAGTGGAAATGCTCGAAATTCAAGAAATAATTCGATTATTGAAATGAGTAAAAATGATGAAGTCTTTGATTTGGACATTATTGTCAGATTAATTGAAAAATATCCACAATATAATTTAACAAGTTCAGGAATTAGTTCGGTTGTCCATGGATTTCAAAAATCGCATAGAGATTTTAAATTTAATAAAAAATATTAAGAAAAATTAAATATGAAAGAGAGATGTTATCTTAGTGGCAAGAAAAAGTAAAGAAGAATTAGAAAAAATAAAGAAAACATATAATGTTCAAGAACTTTATAGTTGGTCTAAATTTAATACATATTGTACAGATCCATACGGATTCTATCTTAAATATATAATGCATGAAAAAGAAACCCGTAATTCTATATATGGAGTTTCAGGTGGTGTATGTCATCAAATTATTGAAGATTTCTATTCTAAAGAACTTACATATGAACAAATGTTAGAGGAATACGAAGAAAAATTATTTGAAATGAATATGGCAGAACTTAAATATAATCGTAGTGATGAAGTAGCTAATAAGAAAATTGCAGATAAATATGAAAATTGCATAAGATTATTCTATCAACAACATATTCCAATTGAAGGTAAAGTTATAATAGAGCAGTTTGTTACTATAAAGGTAGGCAAACATGTATTTCAGGGTTATGTAGACTTCATACATAAAGACGAAGATGGAAATTATAACATTCTTGATTGGAAAACTTCAACGATATATAGTGGAAAAAAGATTGATAAAGAAAAAAATCAGTTAGTTTTATATGCTGAAAGTTTAGTTCAAAGGGGAATACCAATAGAAAAAATAAAAATAGCGTGGAACTTTCTAAAATATTGTAAAGTTACATATACTCAATCAGGTAAAGATAAAGTAACGAAATTACATAAAACATCTATTGGTAAATATAGTAGACATCAGTGGGTTGATTCTATAAAAAATAATTTAAAAATGTGGTTAACTAAATCAGAACAATATGATGAATTAGAAGTAGAAGATATGATTGCATTAGCTTGTGAAAATAATAATTTAGATAATATACCACAGGAAATTCAAGATAAATATAAATTAGAAGATTGTTATGTTTATATACCACTTGATCAAGAAGTTATTAATGAATTAAATAATAAAATAATAAATACTATTAAAGAAATTGAAGATAAAAGAATTGAATATGAAGAAACAAAAGATGATAGGGTATGGTGGACTAATATAACTGCTGCTGATGAATTCTTTTTTTATAATTTATCAGGTTACTCAGTAAATCAACATAAACCTTTTAAAGAATATTTAGAGGACAGTAACAAGTTTGTGATAGATGTCAATAAAGATAATGATGAGATGGATTGGTTGAAAGATTTATAAATTAAATAAATATATTGAATTATATGAAAGAGTGTGATATGATATTGGAAGAGTTAAAAGATATTTTGTGGAAAAAGGAAAATGGAAATATATGGCAGTATGATTTAGATAAGTTAATTAACTATATAGAAATATTATCAAAGGAATGTACTGGAAAATTGGAATTGACAAAGAAATTAGGTGTATATGAATATTTTATAGATAAATTAATTAAAAAACATAATAGAGTAATTAATTTAAATTTTATATTAAAACCTAATAATGCTAGATTTAAAGCCATATATCAAGATTACAATTGGTGTTATCAAAAATATATGATGGAAGGTATGAGCCATGATCAAATGGCAATTGAAGCAAATTGCAGTAAAAGAGTTATTGAAAAATGGTGTAATGAAAGGCATCAACTGAATCAAAAGTATAGGCAAATAAATAAAAAATTAAATAAATTGCAATGCGATATGTTAGTAGGAAATATGTTGGGCGATGGACATATAGATAGAAGAGAAGAGCAACCAATATTTATAGTTTGTCATGCAGAAAATCAAAAAGATTATTTGTATTATAAATATTACATATTAAAAGATTTATGTAATATGCCACCAGTTGAAAAACCAGAAGTTGAGAGATATTTTAATAGTAATCACAAAGTATCATTATGTCAAAAACACTATAGATTTTGTACTAGAGTACATGATTGTTTGAAATATTATAGGTCATTAAATTATAGTGGTCTATTAAATCTAATCAATGAATATTCATTTTGTATTTGGATGTTGGATGATGGTTATAGAGATAGTTCAAATTGGCGACTGTGTGTGGCGGAATATACAAATGAAGATGTCAATTTAGCAATAAATTTATTTAAACAGAAATGGGAAATAAAAGCATGGAGAGAAAAAGACGATAGATATTTAATTTTTGATGCGATATCTACAAGGAAAATTGATAAAATTATATTAAATATTATACCTAATGATTTCGATATAATTCAATATAAACTACTAAATAATCCAAGGATATCAACTCCGCAAAAAAGGATAACAATAAATATGGATGGAAATGATATTTATTTATCCCAATATTGTAAAGAAAATAATTTAGATTATAAAAGGATTATAAACCGTACATATAGTGGAGTTAATATTTATGATTCTATTAGTAAGGAGGTGTCAGTATGATTGATTTGCATGTACACACAAAATATAGTTTATTAGATTCTATATCTGAACCAGAAGATTTGATAAAAAAGACAAAAAATATGGGTCGTCAAGCTATATGTGTAACTGAACATGGAAATCTATATTCTTCAATTGAGGTATATAAATTATGTAAAAAATATGATTTGAAATATATTCATGGTTGTGAAGCTTATATTTGTGAGGATGTTAATGAAAAAAACAAAGATAATAAGTATAATCACTTAATACTTATTAGTATAAATGAAATTGGGAGATTAAATTTAATAAAGTTAGTCTCTCTTTCAAATAATTATAAGTATTATGGTAAACCTAGAATTGATTTTGAAATGTTACAATTATATAAAGAAGGATTAATAATAATGTCTGCATGCATGGCTGGAGAAGTACAAAGAAATTTAATGGGAAATGATTATTCAAA